ACTTAAGTGAACTCATTTCTAACAATAACATTATATTTGCGTAATTGTCAATCTATTATGCTATATTTATGATGTAGTAACAGTATCAACATGAGTCTAATTAAGTCTTACGTCTTTTCAATACAGGAAATGGGCTTTGACCCATACCACCTAAATAAATTATCCTCTGAAGAGTGGGATAACCTATTAACTAAAGCCTTAAAGTCAGATAAAAAGTTATATGAAACATTAATTCTGACTAGATGTAAATTAAAATTAGAAAAAGATAGGGCTATTTAAAGCCCTTCTTTTTGGTCTTGTAATATCGGAAGCATAACTCGAAACTGTGGAGCATCTCATTCTGAAAGACGCATAATCTAGTTTCTAAGTTATGTTGCTCATCCAATATATCTTCATATCTCTGAAGAAAATGAGATTTCAATTCAGAGATTTCGCATAGTTTCCTTTGGATCGTAGCTAACTCATCAAATAAATCTTTATCGTTAGTAATTACACGATCAGATAAATTTGACATTTCAGCTAAGTCTTTTTGAGCCTGAACCATTTCAGGATCGGTTGCTTTGTATTCTTTCATTGTTTAGCTCCTAATAATCAATATTGAATCCAACAGTTTCGACAAATTCTTTAAGAAGCTTTTCGATAACATAAGGATTTAAAGTTTTATTATGGAAGACCTTACAAAACTGGGCTGCATGAAAAATTCTTTCTTCGTCCCATTCGTCACCAGTAGTATATTTCTCGTTGAATTTCATTTGATCCCTAATTGCTTGGGAGTAATTTAATTCAACTTTTACATCTTCAAAAGATGGTTTTTTCTTTGCAGGCATAATTTTTAAAAAATAAAGAATAAAAAGTAAAAGGTGAGCTTATTGCTCACCAATTACCAAGTCAGCAGCTTTACTTGACATTGCTAGTGATTTGAAAAGGATTTTTGGATCGCTTTTCAACATAGGACACCAACTTTCTAAATAAGCTGCGTGGTTCATAGTATCTAAATTAGAAATCTGTAATCTATTACAAATTAGATAAGCACCTAATTCAGCAACTAATTCTTCATTCGCATAAGTTAAGTCTTTTCGATTAAGTCTTGATTTATGTTTTGTTGAATGAATTGCTTCATGGGCAAAAGTCGCAAGATAAGACTCATCATTCTTAAAGTTATATCTTTTTGGAATGACTATTTCATCACTTGACTCTCTGTAATAAGCCCGATCCCCACCTTTTACAAGAGTGTTAATCTGTTTTTCCCATTGGAATAATCTGTCATGGGCTTCTTTTACCCTGACATCTAATTCTCTAGGCTTTGCAGTTAGAACCGCATCATCAATTAGCTTTTCTAATTTCTTTGATGCTTCATCATCTAATCCACGAATGTCAGCGACATTAAAAACGGGAACGCATTTATAGGACATATATTGACCTTTTTTAACTTCCCCATTTTCGTCAAGTTCTTTCGTTTCAAATTCCCTTAATAAGGGTTGTAAAATTCGTGCTGAACGTGACCCTTTTTTAGGTAAACAATTTATGGAACGTGCCTGACCCGCACCCAAGAAAAGCGGCAAGTGCCAATTCCTGATGGAGCTTTGCAAGCATAACAGTGCGGGATTTCCGCCCTGATATTCATGGCCTGTTAAGACGTTTCTAAAACCGCCTTTAACTGTCCATTCTTTACGCCATAATTTTGTGTTGCCTGATTCAATCGCTTGAATTAGTTCATTCACAATTAGCTCTTCAGGTTTGACCTGAGATTTTTTGCCATTCATACGGCCATTCATAACAGTCATAATTTTTACAGGATAAATGAAAAATTTTAGAAAAAAAGGGGAAATTAATTCCCCTGAAAAATTTTGATAGAGCCATAAGGTTCTACGACTTCCTCAAACATTAAGTCGAAATCTTTTTTTGATTCAGTCCTTAATCTTTCATAAGAAGTTCTTTTTGTCCTCCTGATGCTTTGTAACATCAGGTCAAGTTGAGAGTCAGTAAGCTTGAAGACTCTCATTTTTTTAACTTGACTCATTTTTTAAACTCCTACAAGTTGGTTAATCATTGACTGCGGAACCGCTTCGGCATTTCTCCCGTTTAAGTATTGGGTGATGTGCTTTGAAGTAGTTCGACTGTAGTATTCTTCAGTTTTGAATAATTCCCCAGTATGCGTTTGATAAGCAACTGGTGTTTCATAACTGTAAAAAATCTCTGAACCAGAGGGAAGAGCCAATATAGTTTTACTGGCTCCTAGTCTTTTAATTTTCATTTTGATAAGTTGATAAAGTTTGCAAGTAGTTTGATTGGATCGTTTCCAAAGTTTGGTAAATACCAAAACCTGAATAAATAATTGAACCAAACAAAATAGAAAAACAAATAAATTTAATTTTGTTCATTTTGGGAAATCTCCAGAAATTCAAAGTCATAAATAAAAGAATCAAAGAACAGTTTTAAAAACTGCTCTTGATCCTCAAAAAATAAAAGTTCAAATTCAGTCATTAGAAAAATCTCCTAATGATTCTTTGAAAAATGTTGAACTTCTTTCTAACTGTAAAACTTGCAGGAATTACAATCGGTTGATAGTCGCTCTTCATGTTGGGCTTCAAAACTGTAAATCTTGGAAGCTCAACTCTTTTTGAATTTACTTCGACTCGATGATAGAAAGGTCTATTAAGATTCAAGCTCTTGCAGGTTGCAAGTGCTGACTCTTGTGTGTGTCTTTCGGCTACGAGATCCCATCTTGCAGACTTGTTACTGTAATCAATACCAGTGAAACGAGTTACTGAATAGTTCATTTTGAATAAATAGAATGAATTGGATAAAGTGAAAATAGATAAAAGGATTAGATACCTTTTATCTGTAAGCTGTTGTAGGGCTTGCAAGTGCTGTTGAGGAGAGAAAGAAAGCTTGCCAATGTGGTTAAGCTCCTGTGGTCTCTCTGGTTTGCTCTGAGTGCAACAGCTTAGAGATAAAAGAATTATCTGGTGTGAACTTGTCTCAGGTGTTGGCTCATTTCCTACCCGACCTTACTTCGTATCGGTGTAAGAGCGATCATGTGTCGCAAGTGTCGTTTCCACGTTGGCGAGGTTTTCATCCCCTCTGCCTGAGAACTGGAAGAAAGCTGAATTGCTCCCTTCATTATTTATTATAGTCACTATGACAGCATGATGATGTTATTATTACATTATCTTAACATTAGTCTAGCTTATCAATGGGGGGTGTAGTATCAGAAAAATTTATGTTATATCGAGTTACCCCCTACCTTAAACATATATTGCTAATCTTTGTTACTAATAAGTATGTACTACTTTGTTTCTACTTTGATTGACAGTTCAGGTGCTTGAATATTGACTGTCTCTACTGACTCTCCGATTACTTTGCCTAATGAATCTAATATTTGTGCTGCTGTTTGTAATTGACCTTTTGAAACTGCCTTATTAAATAATCTGACTCTCATTGCTTGAAGCCTTGGAAGCATATTTTCTCTATCTTTATCCCAATCTTCGTTATTCCATTTCTTTACTCTATTCCAATCGTTCCAAGCGGAAGTTTCTCCAATACCTTCAATCTTTGCGTGTTCTAAAACAAGTTGTCTTGTTGTCTTCCCATCTAGTTGACGAGAATACAATCTTTGAGCTCTTGCTTGAATATGCTCTTGTGTATTCGGAGCAAATTTAGCTCTTCTTTTTTGCTTTGCTTGTTGTTCTTTATGATCTTCTGGAACGAAACCAGACAAAAACGATTCAGCCACGGACTCAATCAGATAAGGTATTAATTGAATGATAACCTAGAAATTGTAATTTAGGCTATAACTAGGGGATATTAGTTGATTTTTTTGTTATTTTTTGTATATGCAGCTAGAACAACACACGTTTTTAGAGCAATCTCGTTATTCTCATATGCCTAGAAGCCCAGAAATAAGTTTAAGATATGCCCAGGGACAGGTTTTTAACTGTGAGAAACGATTTCGTGTCCTCGTAGCTGGCAGAAGATTTGGAAAATCCTATTTATCCTGCATCGAGCTACTTCGTGGAGCGATTGATCGACCAGGAGAGACATATTTTTACTGTGCACCGACATATCGAATGGCAAAAGACATTGCATGGAAAGAATTAAAGAGATTAGTACCTCGATTATGGATAAAAAGCAAAAACGAAACCGATTTAAGGATTGAATTGATTAATGGATCGACAATCGAGCTAAAAGGGACAGAAAATGCGATGGCATTGAGGGGAAGAAGTCTTTCGGGGGTGGTGTTGGATGAAGCAGCCTTTATGGATCAGGGGGTGTGGGCTGAAGTTATAAGACCAGCTTTAGCAGATAAACAGGGGTGGGCGTTGTTTATTAGTACACCTGATGGAACTGCAAGTTGGTTTTATGATATGTGGTGTTATTGCGGAGAAACTGAGCGAGATGATTGGCAAAGGTGGAGTTTTACTACGATCCAGGGGGGTAACGTTAAGGAAGAGGAGGTAGAAGCAGCTAGAGGTCAATTAGATGCGAGAACATTTAGACAAGAATTTGAAGCTAGTTTTGAAAATCTTACTGGTTTAGTGGCTGTTAGTTTTACTGATGAGAATATTGATAAGACTGTAGAAGACTTAAAAATGATGCCTTTGTTGATTGGGTTAGATTTTAACGTAGATCCGATGGCAGGAGTTTGTGCGGTAAAGCATAATGATTGTCTTTATGTATTTGACGAGATCATGTTGACGGGTGGGGCTACAACTTGGGATTTTGCGGAAGAGGTTACAAGAAGATATGGAGTAGATCGAAGAGTAATTGCGTGTCCTGACCCTACAGGTAATGCAAGAAAGACAAGTGGGGTGGGTGTTACAGATCATACGATCTTAAGAAGGAATGGATTTACAGTAATGAGTCCAAAATCTGCCTGGAAGATCAGAGATAAGATAACTGCTGTTAATACTGCCTTATTAGATGCTGATGGAAACCAGCGAACATTTATCCATCCTCGATGTAAAGAATTGATAAAAGCGTTAAGAACTCTTACATACGCTCCAAATACAGGTATGCCTAATAAACATCTGGGGGTTGACCATGCGTTTGATGCTTTTGGATATTTATGTTTGCAGCAATTTAATTTAGCGAAGCCAGAGACACTCGGCCAAACTTCGTTTAGAATATACTAAGAACTACCTGATTCTTACTATGTACCATTCTACTACTAAGAAAAAGAAGAAGAAAAAGAAGGGAGGTAAAAAACGTGGCAAATGTTCCTGTCAATAAAGCACTATATTCAAGAGTAAAATCCGAAGCAAAGCGTAAGTTCAAGGTTTATCCAAGTGCTTATGCAAATGCGTGGCTTGTACGAGAGTATAAAAAACGTGGTGGTACTTATCGTACAGGAGCAAAACGTGGCAAGAAGTAGTGGTGGTCTAACCCGTTGGTTTAAAGAAAAATGGGTAGATGTCAAAACGGGCAAACCATGTGGCCGTAAAAAAGGCGAAAGCAGAGCTTATCCTGCCTGTAGACCAAGTAAACGAATCTCAAGTAAGACACCTAAGACTGCTTCAGAGATGTCAGTAAGTGAAAAAGCAAGGTTTAAACGTGAAAAAACCAGTAGTAAAAAGATAACATATCAACATAGACGTAAAAAAACTACCAAAAAGAGAAAATGAGCAAATCTCACGCAATGGCAAGATGTCAAGGGTACATCGCAAGTGTCAAAAAAGGTAAGAAAAAGAAAACTAAGCCTAAAAAGAAGAAAAAATGAGTGTAAAATCTTAAGTAAAGCGGTAACATAGAGTTATCTAAGTAAAATGAAACTTACTTCTTCTCAAAAGAACAAACTTAAGGAACATTCTGCTCATCATTCTCAAAAACACATGG